CCCTTCCTTCATTTTTATCATTTCCAGTATAGGTATATCTACCCATTTTGGGATCAATTTTATGACCAGCGTAAACACTATATCCAGCAATATCAAAATTATCGTAATAATCTAAAACACCTTGCGGATTATGAATTTCAGGTTGAAAAGTCGCCATACAATTAATATTAAAGGTGAAGGAAAAGTGTATTAATTAGGCATAATAAACACCAAAACATACACTAAAATTAGCAGCACTAATTGAAGCATAGGCAGTAGGTGTTTGAATATATGACTTACTCCAAATGATTTGTTGACCTGCAAATGGGGTAATATCAAAGCTAAATGCAGCAGTTGCAGCATTGGAAACAACTCTGTTTAGTTCCAATACAGGAATACGATTTACAGACTCTTTATCATTATAATAAAGCACCAAATAAGTTGTTTTTAGGTTTGCCAATGTTAGCAAAGCATTACCTGACAAAACACTATTTGAAATAGTATCAGCAGTATAACAAACAAGATTTAGCAAGGAAACAAAACGCAACTGGGGTTGATCCGGAAAATAGAATCGGGTTCCAGTAGATGATTGTGGAACTACCACTTCTATAAATTCGTAATTCTGTACTTTGTTCATTTGTTTTATTTTAGAACTAAAAAAATAGGGGTTCTATATTTAACGTGGCATCCCCCTTTCCAATACATATTTAATCCAATTATCTAACTGGAGTAACATTTTGCGCCAGTATACCACGCATAATTACAACAATTCTTGGGGCAGTTGATGCCTGAAGTGTTGAAATAGCACCTGGAAGTTCCAAAGTTATTACGTTGTTTTTAGATCCAACCAATACAATGTTTGGCTCACAAGGATAGTAACCAAATTCAGTAGCATCATTTTGATCAATAACACTTGCAGTTGAACCACCATCCTCTTGTGTTTGTGGAACATACAAATGCCTGTATAAATCCCAGCTTGGAACGATCTGGCGATTATTAACAACTACTGCTAGTTTACCATTATATAAATTATACAAAGCAGCAGATGCACCTGAAGTTGAAATTGCAACTGCATTCGGATAGGTGTACAAAGAAAATGCAGTAGTTGTTGAAGCAGCTGGTATAGCTACAAAAACACCTATTGAACTTACTACAAATGCATCCTGGAGATTAAGAAGGTTATTGGTGGCAAAGTTTGTACCAGCACCAACTGAATTAACCAAAATAGGAATAGTGTAAGAAGTAGTTGTTGTTGACATCGCTACTTCAGAACGAATATAAGACTGAGATAGAACTGCTTGACCAGCAGAAAAACCAGCATTGTTTACGAGATTTTTGGCATTGTCAAAAACAAGCCTTGCTCCGTGTTGTGTTGCCATTTTGTTTATTTTTTAAAATTTTAATTAAAATGAATATTCTTCATCCATTCCAGCAATTACTGAAAGGTTATCTTCAGAATATCCTGAAATTACGGAAAGATCATCACCAGCCATAACGGAAACAGGGATTTGCATTGCGTTATCAATTTGACCAAGTACACCAGTTGACTGAAGCAGACCAAGACCACCTGAAGCTATCATACCATTACCAATTGCAACACCAACAGAACCTTGAACAAGCTTGGGGAAATATGCACCAATAGCAATAACCGCAGCAGATTTAATTTTTGCGTCAATGTTTGGAAGAATTTTACCTGAACTTGTTAAAACCCTTGCAGCAGCTGCACCAGCAACTAATCCAAGTGCATCCATAAAGAAAGATTTATCCATTGCTCCCATTTTGCGAGATTTTCTCCTACGGCTGGGTGCAGACCTTTTTTTTCTACGTGCCATTTTTTTTGTTTTTTTTTGTTTAGTGGGAGCAATCCCAAGATTTTATTTAATATTTATTTTTTTAGTTCTTTATCTGTACTAGTCAATTTAACTGGTATTAATGAAGTACCATTATTTGTTAATCTAGTTAAATAAATTACTCTATCCATTCCTTTATATCTTCCAATAGGTAATTTTTCAAAATATTCTACTTTTTTAATACCATTGTCAGTAGTGTATGAAATATAATATTTTGCTTTATGTGGAATACCTACAATTTTTTTCAAACCGCTTATAACATTAATATTACCAACCTTTTTTAATCCTTTATAAGTACCTTTTTTGGTTCTTACTTGCTGGTAAGTTGCTTTTGCTTTTGTACTTTTACTTTCACCTTTTTTAATTATTTTAATTGCAGCAACTTTTTTTGTTGCAGATTTCTTTTTAGGTGCAGCCTTCTTTTTAGGTGCAGCTTTCTTTTTTACAGGACTTACCTTTCTACCATAAACAAATGCAAATGCTTCTTTTAAAGTTGCACCAGTTTTTTTTCTATATGCAATCGCTTTTTTAAATTTTTCCTTTGCTATTTTTTGTGCCTGTGTCATTTTATTTGTTTTATTTTAGCTTGATATCTTAAAAAACCAATAATTAATGCAGTAACGGATAGAAACAACGCTATCTGCTCATATTTTAATTCTTCTTTTTTATAATTTATCATTTTTTTAATGTTTTTTCACACCATTTAAGCATTTCATCACCGCCCCATAATTGATAACTTATATATCCACATTTATCTATTTCACCAACATATACTTTTGACCTCTTTAAAAATGAATATATTTTTTTTACAAAATTTTCATTTAAACTTTCCCGATTCATTAACTTTAAAGCCGTTTTCACTCCAGTTGCATTTTTGCAACTTCCTTTTATAAGATTTAAAAGATATCCTTTACTTGCGTTTTTTGATGCCTTTACTGGATATTTGTTATACATATCAAAGGTGAAGGAAAAGTAATTATTTTTCGCGACTAATTAAGTAAATAATTACCGCACCACCTATAACAATGGGTAGATAATTCATTTTCTTAGATCCATCAGCATTAAAATTATCCGTTTGATTTACAATTCTATCAACTTCATCCTGTGAAGCCTGTTCCATCCTTGAATCAGATTGCAATTTCTTTTCTACCACGTTTTTAACTTGTTTTGCCAATACTCTTTTGCCGACTTCGCTAACTTCCTTAACATCAATGCCTAATTTTGACAAAAATTCAGCTAATTTAATCAGTATGGGGGCAGCAGTAGCGGAAGCAGCAGCAGCAGTAGTAGCAACAACACCAATTTGTCCTTCTGAATTAAATTCAACATCGGAACCAGCAATACGCTTCTTTTTTGCCCCCTGTTCAACTTTTCTTAAAAGTTCGTTTGGATTACCTCCTAAGTTTTTCCACCAGTTTTGGGTTTCATCTGCTCTGTTATCAAAAGCAGTTTTTAATTTTGTTGCTAATCCCATAAAATTAAGACCTACTAACAAAAGAAAGGATCCCCTTGCTGGTGCCAATGCAATTTTAAGGACTATTTTCTTTTTTTCTTTTGGTACCGGTGCAGCAGATTTAGCAGCTTTTGCAGCTTTTCTTTTTGTTTGACCAATACCTGATACGGAATATAGTGGCATACTGGGAATTTTATCTATTTTATGATAGTAAGTTTTTCTTTCGTTAAATGTTGATAACACAGGATCAATAAAGTATTCGTTTCCTTCCTCATCCTGAATAACTGCAAAAACGTGGTGAGGAATTTCATCCAGCAGTTTATAACTTGCAAAACGATAATAAATTTTATTATTAATTAATCCTTTGCGTTTTAAACTATCCAATACACCCATTATAAAAAGTGCATAATTTTTGCAGTCATTTTTTCCCAAAGATAAAATCGCACTTGGCGACATTATCATTTGCGACTTGTCAGATTCAATTTTATACTGGACATTCTTTTTAAGAAATTCAAACAATTTCTTCGCAGTTTGTACCCCATCACCTGAATAAAAATCTTTGCTAATTTTATCATATTCACCAGCATACATTTTGTGAGCTGAAAGCATTGCAGAAATAATATCGGGTACTTGTTGATCCCTAACAATCATTTTGGAGTTTCCACCAAAACTTTTCAACCTACCCAAAAGTATATTTCTTTGCATTAAATTAAATTCGCTTTATAGTTAAACGGCACTACAATACCATCAAAATTGCCAGTTCCCTTAATTGTATAATTTAAACCCTTTTTTAACCATCCCTTTGTACTAACCAACTGGAGTATGCCAATGGTAGGGGATGCCTGTATTTTTAATTCAGATTCAGAACGTGCAGCAATTTTTTGTTCTGCAAAACTTGAAAAATCAGCAATTAACTTTTCACCTAAATATACTTCACCAGTTATGGCAGAAATTTTAGCAGTTTGACCAGTTGGGTTTTGTACACCAAAAACAAGCTGAAATTTTTTATTAGCAAAACCCAGTTTTTTAAACATCAATTTTGTTTTAGCAGCTAGTTGACTTTTGCCCAAAAAATAATATCCAGTTAATGCCGCTAAACCGATTAAAATAAAATTTCTCATTTTCAAAATTTTCTAATAATAACACAAAAATAGTAAATATTATTCAAAAAAACAAATTTAGGTCAGACAAGGTCAGAAACAAGGTCAGTTTGTAGGTACACAAGGGTACCCTTATAGGGTACCCTGTGTCCTACCATGTTTCCTGATCCAAATTGACCATTCCAAAAACTGACCTAAACTGACCAACATTCATCAAAATCACTTTTCCTTCACCTTTGACAAATAAAAAAGGGGCAAATTGCCCCTTTTACGTTTGTATGTAGTGTTAAACTTTGTTAGGATGCCTCTGTGAGGTATTCTCTGCCCTCAAATTCCTTCGTTCTCTTGCAATATAGGTTAACATACCATCCACCACTTTTTAGGGCAAATTTGAGCATATTTTGGACATTGTTAATATTCCGATATTTTCGGGGAGCAATTCCAGTTTCGGGTTTAAAAAAAATAATGGCAGTAAAAAGTTTCATTTGTTAGAAATTTTCTATTTTTGTAACGAAGGGAAAGTGGTTTTTCGTTTGGAAGATCATTTGTCAAGTAGGGTAGGAATTAAAAATCCTATCCTATTTTTTTTCGTATTGTTCTATTGCCTTAAATATTTGATAAACTACTTGCGGAACTATTGCATTTCCTCCTGCTTTGATTGATTCGTTTCGCCATTTAGTAAAGGTAATAGAGTCCAATCGGTCGGAAATCCCATCATCTCCAGAACAAATTGGGGAGACAGATGGGAACGAGTCCCAAGCATTTCGTTGATGTGACTGCCTAAATCGTCCCCTTTCCAATTCTCCGTTTTCCAATGCATCTTCTCGTCTGATGTGTGAGGAGTTGGCAAAATCCCCATTACCATTGCTCTCGTTAGTGTCACCGAGTGCATTGAGCCTTCCTTGATTTGAGTTGACTTCATTGTTGCTGTTGCATTGGTTGAGTCCATTGCTGTTGGTGTTGGTAGCATTTGATTGTTTGCCATTTGCGGTAAACTTATCCCATATTGTAGACCTGTTTTCAAACTTATTGATTTCCCATTTGTCAATTTCCTCCCCTCGTTCGTTGCATCCATAGTTTTTGGAGTAGGCAACAAACCATACTCTATCCCTTCGGTGTGGTGCGTTGACGGATACAGCTGGAAGTACATACGGTTGTACTTCGTACCCCGCAGCTTCCAGGTCAGTTTGCACTTCGTGGAAAACCAACCCGTTTGACCAATTAACAAGTCCGAAAACGTTTTCGCCCACAACCCAACGTGGTTGAATCTCCTGAATCGCTCTAAGCATCTCAGGCCAGAGGTGGCGGTCATCTTCTTTTCCAAGTCTTTTTCCTGCTGATGAGTATGGTTGACAAGGGAATCCTCCTGTGAGAATATCAATTCTGTTTGCATATTTAGTAAAGTTAGATTTTTTAATGTCTGTAAATTGTTCAGCTTGTGGCCAATAGTGGTGTAAAACTTTTTGCCCAAATGTATTCCATTCACAATGGAACTTATTTTCCCATCCCATCCATTCAGCAGCAAGGTCAAAACCACCAATACCTGAAAATACTGATCCGTGAGTCATATTATTTTTGTTTATACAATTCACCATTTTTAATAATTGATCCATCCAGCAACCAATCTTTTAAAACTTTTTTGCAAGTTGTGGATCCTTTACCAGTAAATTCCTCAAGGTCAGATAAAATTTCAGAATATTTACGAGCTTGAAACAATATCCTATTTATAAGGCTTGTTTTTTCCATCCCAAAAATATAGGTTCCTGTATTTTCTTTTGTATTATGTGCCTGTGTCCATCCTGATCCTGAATAATAAATGGAAATTGGGTTAAATTCATCACTTGACCTTAAAAATGTAGCAGAAAGATCAATAGTTTTATTTTCCTTGTTTTTTTCAATTTTTAAAACGGATTGTGCTTTTCTATCTAAATAGGATCCAATATGACCAATTGAATTTTGATCTTTTTTACCTAAATGAAGTACGCACAAAATCAACAAATTGTGAATTTTGGTAATTTTTTTTAACCATTGTATAAGGTAAAAAGATTGTTCAACACTATTAAAATCTGAAATTAGATCCAATATACCATCCAGTACCAAAATAGAGCAATCGGCATTCTCTTGCAAATAAAGTTCTATCATTTGCTGAATCTCATTGGGACTATCTTCCCGGAATAAAAAACTATCAAAATTGTGGGGTAAATGATCAGTTATTATTTGTGTTCTGATCCTGTCCAGCACTCTGTAATAGTCAAAATCTGAACTTTCGGTATCTACATAACAAATCCGCTTCCTGTTTTGAGGAAAATTTAATTTCATTCCAAATATATCCCAAGTTGTAAATGCAGAAGCAATGGCAGAGGTTATAAATGTACTTTTACCAGCCTTTGGCAATCCCTGAAAACATACAAAACTTTGTAAACAACCTATATTTTTACCACCAATAGTTAAAACGATATTTTCATCAGGTGGGGTGTAGTCTTGTTTAAATTTTCGGGATAACAATTTTTCGTGTAAATCATTTGTCATTGGTTTACACTTTTTAAATAATTATACTACTTTCCTTTTCACCTTTTTCAATGTATGCACAAAATTGATCTGCAATATTATATGATTCACTAATTAAGAATGTTATATCCATTGTGGATAAATCCTCAATTTTGTTTTTTCTTAATTGTGAGGACAAAATGTTAAGTGCAGTTATTTCTAATTTGCTCATTCCCGCCATCAGGATTACTTGACCGAATTTGTCTTGCATTGGATGAACAGGCATTGCTGGTAGATCTTTGTTTCTTTGCGACATTTTTATTTTTATTTAAAGTTAAACAATAGGGGCAAATCGGTTGCCCAATTTTGCCCCTGTATTGTGTTATTGTAAAAAGTTTAAAGCAATTAACGCACCTCATTTTCTTGTTGTGTGTTGCGTATTTTTACATTTGCTTCATATCTTACAAAATCTTCCATTGCGTATTTCATACTATACTTACGCAAAAAATATATTTT